TTACTTCTCCTGTTCGACTACAAGAGATGGTACATCTTTGCGAACTCCAGTAAAGGTCCAGAAAAATTCTAAGTCTCCGACAGTTTTAGCGCGGTCTGCTTTGACCGTAAACTGGCTATTATTTAGGCTAATATCACTCACATAAAGAGTTTTACCATGTTTGAGGTTTGTAAGCTGTATGTTTATATTCTCGTCATCGTGGATCAAATCTTTTAAATAAGGGGGCAAATCGACCACACAGACGCCTTTAACAACCTTTCCTCGGCCAGTTAATCGTACTCCGTGATAGGGACTTTCCAAAGAACCGTATTCTAACGTATAATTCGGCCTACTTGGATGATCTATACGGAAACTCTTGGTTGTGGCACCAAAAGTGCCGTTAACTTGGAGTTTATATGATGGAGATTCTGTGCCTATTCCAACATTGTAACTAGAATCAATTACTATACCGTGATTAGATACTCCATCTCCACCATATCTGAACTTGCTATCTGCTACTGTTTGAACAGCTAAATAATTTGTACCAGTTGATGTTCCAACTTCTCCACCAATATTATCATTACCAATATATACTAACTCTGTAAGCTGTCCAAAACGACTAAGACCATTAACATCCAATTTATAGGATGGGCTAGTTGTGCCTATTCCAACATTTCCGTCTCCCTGTATTGTTAATCGGGCAGCATTAGCAACAGTAGCATTGGTACTATCAATACCTTCTCTATTGAGCAAATGTAATTTACCATTACCATATCCAGTTGCGGAATTTTCAAATACTAACCCGGCTTTTTTATATGCGGTTGTATTATTAACGGCTGATCGTAAATACAGACCAAAAACAGATCCTGTAGTTGAAGCACGATCCCATATTATTGATTCTGGATTAGAAGCGGAAACCACAAATGGTGCGTCAGGGACATTGGTGCCTATTCCAACATTACCAGTATTAGTAATACGCATTCTTTCGTTTGCGGTTCCTGTTCCAGCAGTATAGAATTGAATTGATCCCGAAGCATTTGTTGCAGAAAGTGTTAAGGCACCCGTAGTATTACTTAGATTTCCGGCATTAGGAGCAAACGCTCCTGTCCCAGACCAAGAACTATTAAATGCATGAATATTTATTTGAGAACCAGCAGCAGAATCAATACCCAAACGAAGAACAGAATAGCCGGTTGTTGTCGTATTATGAACATGAATGCCTACTTGACCCGTACTAGCACCAACCACCGATAAATTACCTGCTGGTGATGATGTTCCTATACCAATTCTATCTGTACTAGCATCTACAAAGAATAAATTAGCGTTAGTATCGCCCTCTATTCTAAAATCAATATTATCTCCATTTTCATTAAAAATCACATTACCATTAGAATATAAGATTCTTAAAGATTCACTAATACCACCATTGATACTCTTTAGAATCATATCATGAGAAGTACTTTCTTTTTCTATTCTCATTCTTCCAGAATTTGTGCTACTACCAAAAGTTATACTATTAGCACCTCCAGAAGTATTGAACATACCAAGATTTCCATCTTGAAGATGCAACTTATAAGATGGACTACTTGTTCCTATTCCAACATTACCATCATTCCTAACAAACAACAACGAATTATTTCCAGAATCTGTAACATTTAAAGAGGAATATGCTGCTGTGTTGTCTCTACCTTTAATGTGTAATCTAGAACTAGGAGTGTAATTTGCTATGCCAACATCATTTCCATTATCATACAATACTCCGCTTGAAAGTGTATTGCTATCTGTCCATCTCGCAACATAAGAAGTTGCACCACTACCATCAACAAGAGAACTTCCCCAAACCCTACTATCAATCTCATCGGTTTTTACATAACCATCACTATCAAGAATTAGTACGCTATTATCTTCCCCCGTTCCAATATTTGGTGCATAAAAAGTAGATTCTATTCCTAATGTTCCTCCGCTAACATGAACTTGATATTGAGGATTATTGATTCCTATTCCAACATTACCGCTGCTACTTACTACAAAATCATTCTGATTAAACCTTCCGGCCACAACGCTATGATCACTAAATACTTCAAAAGCAGGAAGCCCCGTAATATCATTAACACTTAACAAACTCCCACTAACACTATCAACCACACTAAACAGATTACCATTAGTACCTTCAATATTAAATAATGTAGCACCACTTACAGAGGATTCTATATTAATTTCTTCAGCTAAAATATCCCCATTGACTTCTAATTGAGCATCGGGAGAACTTTCATTTATACCAATATTATCGGTAGTTAAATCATAGTATATATTACCATACTGAAAAGATAATCCATTGGCTGTTTTAATAGCTATAGGAGTATCTTCATTGTCAAAAATACCAACATCTGTACTAAGATTGCCAATAGTTACATAATTATTCGCTGAATAATCTCCAAAAATACCTACTCCACTAGAAAAAATTCCTCCTTGTGAATATATAGAAAGACCTTCTGGACTACTTGGGAATGCTCCATCTGAGCCAGCAGCGATTTTAGTAAAAATTCCACTACTAGTAGGCAACCAAATATCACTACCGCTATCATAACGCAAATATTGATTATTAGTAGCTCCGCTAGTACTAACATCATGATTATCGTCTAAATGTCCATAACTAGTTGGTCTAACTAAAAGAACACCCTGTTCCTGATGTACTCTAACTACCAAAGCTATGCTAATACTATGCTTTGGTTCTATCTTAGTTAGTTTTCCAGGAACTGTTGGATGCACATATAGCATATCTCCTTGCGCCCAAGCGGGTTCATCTGCTGTATACAAGTTTTGAGCGCCATTAACACTTCCGTTTCCTCTAGTATCCAAAACAGATATAGTATTACCACGAACATAGCCAAAATTAGTAGTAAATCCACTACCATTATCTGTTACATCTTCACTAACTAATCCAATAAATCTAACTTCTCGAATAGTTCCATCTGCAATGTATTTATCCGCTTCTATTCTAATATTATCGTTATGAACACCCGTAGCATATACTGCTTGTCCTTTGTATAAAGTATCTCCAGTCTCATTGCGAATCCTAAAATGAGTTTCCTGACCTAAATTTAATACATGGTCTCCTGCTAATCCTATAGACAAAGTTCCATAGGTATTATCCCAAGCAACTTGACCTTCAGTAGGAGTAACGCCTGGATTTGTATTAAATTCTAGAACATCAAATGTACCAGTAACAGAAACAATTTGGCCACTAACGTCTACTAGCCAAGGTAAATTTGCCCAAGTTGTTTCTCCATCTCCAATTTTTACATTATAAACATTACTATCAAATCCAATTTCACCCTCTTTTAGTACATCTATTGTTTCTCCCCATTGCTGGGTAGTTCCTCTTCTTAACTGAATTCTATTTTTGACTGGCATAATTTGACCATAATATGTTTTAAATCTTATAGCTACATTGTAAAATACACTATTATAGTAACTACATCGATAAGATTGTCAAATTGATAATATTAAGGAGTTCCACCATCTATCACAAAATTGAATAGATAAGTATCGGGGGCTCCAGCAACGCCCATAATTCCACTTATAGAAGTAGATCCATATGTTGGAGTAGGAATAGTTCCGCCGGTTGGATGCGGAATAGAAACATTTCCACTAATACTAGACAAATTAATTTGACTAGCACAAAAATCCCCATTAGAATCTCTAGCAACAATAGCTCCAGTAACACAAGCTGGGGTCGCATTGCTACCAACTGTATGATCCGTACCGTCATCATTATTAGCATTTCCAATACTCAATCCAGTACCAGAAACTGTTAATGTTTTAACATATTGACCGCTTGTTTCTGTGCCAAGTATAATACCATTATCTTTAATGCTAACAATACCATCAGTAGCAAAAGTAAAATTATCACTACTAAATAAAGCAATACCACTAGCAGTAGTAGACGCTACAGGCAAGACTTCGATATTTATATCACCAGTTAAATTTGCAGAATCTAGATAATAACTTCCATCCTGTCCATCTAATTTATCAGCATTAAGATTAGTAACAACAGTAGTAGAAGTAACATCGAGCGGAGCAGTACCGTCAGCAACTGTTGATGTTAAAATTGTACCACTGATTCCACCGGAACTATACAATCCTCCAACATTTAACAACCCTGCTGTTCCAGAATATATGCCATCATTATTTGTTGCAGGATTTAGGAAAGTCCATGCACTAGCACTATGATCGTATCCAAAAAATCCTGTAATCTGTACAGCATCGCCGGTTTGATAAACAAATTCTACACCTCTGTCTTTAAGATCTTCAGCAGCGATAGCTCCACTAGGTTTACCAAGAGTGATACTAGGATCTTCAATTGTAACAGTATCTACATTTGTTGTAACGGTAGTACCGTTAACTGTTAAGTTTCCTTCGATTACTACATTACCACTAGTTGTTAAACTTTGTACTAATAAAGCAGGATTAAGACCGATCGTTGGATTATTGCTAACACCGTTTCCATCTCCAACTAAAATATTTGAACCGCTAGGAGTAATAGTTCTACCTGAAAAACTACCTTCACTAGTTCTAACAATAATACCATCTTGATTAAATGTATGTAAAGCTAAACCCTGACCAGATAATGCTATATCAAGTCTATCGGGAGAACCGGCTATATAATTTAGTTGAATGCCGGTAGAGGCAGCAAGAACAGTATCTACACAACTAGCAACACCATCACAAAAATTCGTAACATCCGTATAAACATGCTTATGTCCGCTTAAACTAACACCAGTTCCGCCTACTGTGACATTTTCGTCATAAATACCACTAGTTCCATATATATTTACTCCACTAACGCTACCATTAACAGTAATACTGCTTAAACCAGTAACATTAGGATCCAAACTAATAGTAGGATTAGATGATAATCCACTCGGGTTTGTAATATTTATATTCAATCCAGAAGCTAAACCTCTGGTCGTAATACTATTGCTAGAATCTCTAACAACAAATCCTCTAGTAGATAAATCATGAAAATCTTTAGCTTGACCAGTCAGTCCCAGAGTTAGATCACCAGATAAGCTTCCTCCTCCGGTTATTCCGTTTTCTGTATTGATATTTCTAGATTCTAAAACAACAGATGTGGCATTTTCTCCAATTCCAACATATAATCCATCTTCAAAAACACCACTGCCATAAGAATATATATCACCCAAAGTTAAAGAAGCGGTATTAGTTTGAAAGCTGATAGTATTAACAGTCAAAGTTCCGCTAATATTAGCATTGCCACTTACATTAAGACCAACAGTTCCAGTAACATCCACACTATTTAAAGTTATATCATCAGACAAGCCTATTGCGGGATTTCCTTCAATACCATCAGCATTAGTTATATCTATATTAGATCCTTCTGATAGACTTCTAACAATAATACCAGACTCATTGGTTCCTACAAGTATTCCACTGTTGTTATTGTTTGCTAGAGCTTGTAGTCTATCATCAAGCCCAATCTTGTAATATGTTCCACTAGCAGATGTTAATCCGTCTCCAGGTGATTGTATCAAGTCTACAGATAATCCAACACCACTGCTTTCAACAATACTATGAATAGTGTACCTATTATTAGTATTATCAAATATTGTGCTTAAGCCAGTACCAGGAACGATCTCGCTACCACCAGCATATGGCAACAAGCTCCACAACGTGCCGCCTTCTTTTCCGATCTTAAAACGGCCAGTATCAATTTCATAACCGATTTCGCCCTCTGCTAAAACCGGAGCAGGTACTGTATTAGACCATTGGTTCGAAGTGCCTCTTCTTAATTGAATTTTAGTATTTCTGGCCATTATATAACCTCTTTAATGTTGTATTTTATTCACTTAACGGAGTACCACAATCAAAATGATACTGATCAAGATAACCATATAATCCTGTATTACTAATACCCCAAATAAGATCATCTACATGAACATTACCAGCAGATAAATAAGCATCTAAATATTCGTCTAAGTCTTCTATTCTGCTATAGTGTAAATTTCCTATAATTTTACTCATAGGAATATTATCTGGCAAATCACTAACTAATATTTTTTCTGTATTAACTATTTCTAAATTAAAAGTATCATATCTTTCGATTTCAAGATTATTGCAAAAGTCTGTGTGCGATGTTTCTATTTCCAATATTTGAGTTTGAGGATCTGTAATTTCTAATATAAACTTATCCATTTGAACAATCCAGTACAGTAGAATTTTCACTATATCTGGGAACAACATTTATTTGTCCATATAATAATCTTACTGTATATTTACCTCCACCATCATAAAGATCATCTGGTGATTGTAATTCTAGATCATAATTAGCGATATTGAAATTAAACATATTGGTAGTATTGGCCGGTATTAACAATGTAATCTTGCCATTAGGCTCGTCTATACTAAATTTATATGTACTATAGTCTAAATTTAATGTACTAAATATATGAGTAGTATTTTTATTGCTTTTTAGACTTAATCTTGCACACCATCCCGTTAAATCTATAGGAACATTATTGCTATCTTTATAAATTAAGCTAAATTTAAATGATGTGCCTTGTTCGATTGTAAAATCGTATTTGCTTGCTGCCATTTGTAATCCTATATGTGTTAAAAATTATAGGCGGTAATATACTATACACCTAAGAAAAAAGCCGACCTTTGCGGGGCCGGCTTAATTCTTTTGGTATTAAATAGCAGTTTAGATTATAGAGATCCGAGAACAACTCTACGATTGTCAAGGACAGCAAAACCTTGCTCTGCCCATCCGTAGAAACCGGCTCTCTTTTGACGATGTAGTGACTCATCCTCAAAAATTTGAACTTGTTCACGAACTGGCATAATGAAGCTATCTCTCTTACGAAGATCAAGACCCACAACAATCTCCGTATCATTACCTGTTCCTCCGGTTGGCATTGTGCCATTGAGAGTATTGGTATAGAATAGTTGGTATTGTTGACCAACACCAAGCTCATCTAGATCATGGAGATTAACACTGAAAACTCTATTAAGAGTACCGTCAGCAGCAGTATAGATCTCGCGACGAGTAATTTCGTCAACTTGATCGATACCCCAATTGCGGATATCTTCCATTGCTTCGGGGCTAACATAAAGATCTGTTAGCATTCCACGATTATTACTAGCGGAGTTACCGCCACCATTTCTACGCATAACAGTTTTCATCAAACTTACTAGTCTCTTTGTGAATTGACTAGCAGCAGCATCGCTATCGTAAACAACAATGTTACGGTCGACACCAGCAGCAAGAATGGTGTGCCATCCATCGTCGTTCATTTTCTTAACAAAGCTACCTTCGAGAACTTCCATAGCACGACCCACAACGTCCCAACGGGCATCGCGAGCATACTTTAAGAGATAATCAATGCTGGAACCAATACTATAGGTTGGAACCATGACATAATCACTCTCAACATGACGCTCTGGAATATAACCGTGATTAGGAATTGTATAAGCAACAAAGTCTCTTTCGGTTCCAGGAGCTAAGAAATCTAGTGGAAATTCTGGTGTGGCACCTTGTTGAAGCTGAATTGGCTCAAAGATACCATCTAGAATATCACCACTAAGAAGACCTTTTCTCAATGGAAGCTCTAGAGCTTTAGCAATCTCTGCGTTAGCAGCTAGAGAAACTTCTCTATTTGCAGAACCTGAACGAACTAAAAGTTCGGTAAGCTCTGGTGTTGGCTGAAATCTTTCTGTATTAGCTGACATTTTATTCTCCCTGTGATGAAATTATAGGTTTACTGATACTTTTGCGTAGCCGTCGGTATCTTTGCCGCTTAAAAATTGACCAATCTTGACAGAATTGGTATCGTCTGTTCCAATTAAGCCACTAACACCAACATAGGCGTCAGCGCCAGCAGTTGGAACAGCATCAGCAACTAGCTTATTTGTAGTGACTTGGCCGTTACGTAGTACAGTAACCTTGCCACCCTTCTGGGTTTCGTCACGATACCAATTGATGTGTTGACGAGTTAGATCGTAGTCAACAACATCGTTTAACAAGATACCTACTGGTTTTGAGCCAGAAACTTCGGCGGCATATTCTACAACAGCATTGGCATCATCCATCGATACGCCAACGCCGGTAGATGCTGTGGATACACAGACCACACCGCCTCTTTCGGCCACTGTATTCATGAAGAATGATACGTCTGTTAGTAATTCGATACGATCTGGTTTAAGAGCCATTTTGTTCTCCCCTTATTTAATTGAGTTTTTTACCTAATCTGCTATAAACAAATTCTACAAGTGCTGCGCGTGTGGTTTCTGCAGAATCTTCTGCTTCTCCACCGATACTAAGATTTACATCAACATCAACCTCAGCTGTTTCTAAAATTTCAGGATCAGCTGCAATTTCTGATGCTTTGGTATCTTCTTTCTCTTTTTTCTTGTCATCTTCTTCTTTTTTGTCTTTATTGAGCCAAGGAGGCATTTTGCCAGCAAAAAGAGATGTCATCGCATCGAATGCTTCATCGTCTAGACTATCAAACTTATCAACAGTAGCTTCTGCTGATTCATTATCAATGCCCATATTAACTAAAGAAGCCATTCTTTTCATTTTCTTTTCTTTTTTATTCATTTCTTCTTCTTTAGTTTTATAGCCAGCAATCGTTTCGTTGGCTGTATCAAGTTCTGCTTTCATTTTGTTCATCATCATAGCCATTTCTTCTTGTTGTTTTTTCATCATAGCTTGCTCTTCATCCCATTTGGTTTTCATAGCAGCCATCTCTTCTTCTTTTTGATTTTTCATTGATTCGTATGTTGCTTGAAGAGCATCAAGTTCTTTGGTTTTCATATCCATAGCACTTTGTAGCTCTTGTAACTTAACAGTAGATTCAGCAGTATCTTCTACAGTGTTTTCGACAACAGTATCTGTGGTCACAACTTCTGCTTCTACTACTTCTTCCGATGCTTGTGTTTCTAGACTCATAATATTATTCTCCACTTTAATATGTGATTGACTATCAATTACACCTTTGTTATTTAAAATCGTATTTTTTTCTGATAAATCAGAATCAAAAGCTTGAGTAAAAATATCTTTAGTAAAAATAATACTCTCTGGATTTGCCGGTTTATCTACAAACCCTTTTCCAGAAAATGTTATATTTCTTAATACTCTACCAATTTTATAGTCTTGATGTTCACCAAAACCACCATATGCTCTTAAATATTTGGTTAAATATGCTGTATCGTTATTTCTAGATAATATCTTATATTCTCCAGTTGACTTATTTAATAAGCCATAATCAAATCCCTTAAATAAACACTCCATACTAACATATTTTGTTCCATTTTCTATTTCTGCTATTAATTTTTCTGATCTCTCTTTAAGCTCGGGTTTGGAATATGCTTTGTATATTACCGAACCTGTTAAAATATGAAATTTTTCTGGTAAATTTTCTAATGGAGTATTTTGGTCTATAAGAATACCATCTTCTGTAATAGGCCAATTAGAAGTAATATGTCCGATAATAACCGATTCATCATGTTCTAAATTTGTTGGTTTATCTTCTGGAGTATTTCTGGCCAACCATACTTCTTGACTATCAAAAATATCATCATTTTTATTCCAGTTAGATGTAACAAGTATAGACTGAACATAATATAAATCTTGATCATCTAACGATGCTATACTTTTAATGTGCCTCAAGGAATTAACAACTCCCTGATTATTACAAGGCTCAACCAAAGATGCATATGTTACAGAAGCATTCGCCATTATAGCTTCTGAAATACCATCATCGTATTCTTGTTGAAAAATTTGCATAATATAATTCTCCTAGTTTGAATTATACACCATGAAATAAAATGAAGCCTTTGCGTGTTTAATATCGTCAACAGATAAATCTTCTTGAAGTTGCGATGCTAAAGATTTAATCCAATTACAATAACTGGAATATACTGTATTTATTTCTGAAGAATTTATATCATTGATTTTATTGACAATATATTCTTGAGAAATTTTGGTATTGGGTTCTAACGAAAATAATAACTTTGTCTTCAAAGAATCTAACTCTTTGGACTCTGATGCAGTAAGTGATCTGAGATTTTTCTTTCCGTAAAATTCCAACATGATTGGATTAATGTACTCATTTATTTTGTCTTGAGCTTTATTTGCCCAAATAATATTGGCTCCGGTTTGCGGTTTAAAGACCTTGGTCTTTCGAGTACTTGAATCTTTAGAGTTCTTTGGGCGGCCTTGCTGTGGTTCTCCAGGCAACGATTCTGACGAATCGTTAGCCAACTTAGTTGGGGAAGCATTATTGGGATTGGGTGGGATCTTTAATTCCATGGCGCTTTTCTCACTATTTTTCTTTTTCTCTAATTCAAGCCCCACTTGACTCGGAGAAACAATTCCGGTCTGTAATGCTATTTTTTTCAATGAATTATCAAATTGTGGATCGAACCACGGACCAGCTTTGTTTACCATACGCGATCCTCTGCGTTCTTTATTTTCTCTGTTTAACCTACTTTTTTCCATATCAGGATCGAAACCAAAACGAGTTTGTATTAATTCGTCACTAATAATATTTCTATCAGCTAGTTGTATTAATAAAGCTTTTTCACTATCTTCGTTACTAAGATCCATTCTGTCAAATTCAACCTTAGCTGGATATTTAAAACCCATTGCTTTTTGAACCAATGCTATTTCTTGTTCCCAAAATTCTACCAAAACATCTCGACCATATTGTAGTCTTTGGGTTAATGTTTTTAGACTAATGAAATTGTTGGTTGTTCCTGCTGCACCAAATGTTCCGGTAAGAGTCGGAGGAATACCAAGACCAGCATATACAGCATTTAAATGTGGAACATATTTGCTTTCACCAAGAAAATTATGTACATTTGTATTGCTCTCTAACAATTCAATATCTGGACCCCAAATCAAATCCATTGTACCTCCGCCAACATTGTTACCAAGTATAGAAGCAAGTTTAGATGTTGCTGCTTTTGTTGGAGCAATTTTATGTTCAAGATTTCCTAATTTAAAAATTCTAATATTAGAAATAGCTCCGTCTAAAGCTGCCATATCTGCCAATTTTAATTTTTCGATAACTGTAATATCATCCATAATAGCATATATCATTGGATATGCCCAGCTTTGCCAATCGTCCTTTTTATAATGAAATACTAATGTTTTATTAGGATCTAATGGATAGCCCTTTTTGGCCTTAGCCGCTTCAATAATAGCTGCTGGTAATTGATCTACTATCGCTTTTTCTGCATCAGTTTTTGGAGAATTTATAGTTTTTCGCAAACTAGCCGGTAACATAAGTTCATATCTTTTATCATCAACAAAAGATGCTAATGAACCAGCAGTAACATCCACAAACACTGGATCTATAAACGTATATTTCCAAGGAATTTCTCTTTTTTCTACCTGTGGTAGAGGTAGCTGTCCGATAATATCTTTGGACTCACCTAATGATTGATATAATTTATCTGTTACCTTTAAGCTAATCTTTGCTGTTCTACGATCTATAATTATATTTCCGCTTTTATATAGATTGTTTAAAAATCTTTCGCTACGATCTTTGCCATTAATTTTTTTGAACCATCTTCTATAAAATCTTTCGATTCTTTTGTTTCTGTGAACCAATCGAATTCCTTGACTAGCAAAATCACCCATAAGATCAATTACATTTTTTACCAAGCCTACTTTTTGGTATATCTCTTCGGCTCGCCCCAAAATAAGCTTAGTTCTATAGGGAGGAGCTTCTTCTGGACGAAAATTGTAATAATCACCCTTTGTAAGTCCTGGGCGACTTCCAGTATTTCCATCTAAATTGGAAAAATCAAGATTATATCTACGACCAGTACCAAAAGCTACAGCTTTATCAACTAATGTAAATTCGTCTAAAGATGCAGATGCTGTTTTTAGTGCTTCTTGTTTACTAGCTAAATCATCACCCCATGTGACATAAGCCTCATCGGGGACAGTGTTCGTACTAGATATAATTTCTTCTTTGGTTCTTTTTTTAGCCATATTTCATTATAATTATAATAGGAATGCAATGCAATCAATTTTTATAATACACTATTATCTATAAATTCCTGTATAAATATCGTCATTAGCATTATGCGTAAACCATTCTGGACCTTTGTATAAAGTGCTCGATTGATTGTTTTTTACTGCATTTCTTGCGTCTGAGCCTATTACATCATAATCTATAGCTTTAAGAGTTCTATTAATTTGTCTTGCTATCATATTTGCAATTATAAGTGCGCTATATCGGTCTTTTCTCATTCTTCCTTTTTTGCCTCCTGGAAGCTTTGTCTCAGGAGTGTCCCATCTATCTCTTGCGTTTGGTCCTGTGCTAGTTTGACTCATTACTATTGTTGTTAATTCATTTTTTAGTTCTTCTATTTCTAGAACACATTCGCTCAAATTATCATATAAAGGATTTAGTTCGTCTGTAACAATATTTTTATCATCAGCTTCCATTGCTAGTGCTAAAGTCAAATTATCAAATCTAGGAAATAACAAAGCTTTGTCCTCAAAATCTTTGCGTAGACCATGATTAGCTTGACTAGTCCATTCGGCTTTGGCAAATTGTACCAACTCTAAAATATGTAATCCTGGCTGACTATCTGTGTCTCTGCCTTTATCAAAGTTTATTATTGGCCATATTAATTGCTCTCCTGGTTCTAGCTTTTCTGGATCGTGTAAAGCTTCTTCTATTGCTACGCCGCCTCCTTGTGCGTCTAATCCAATGGTTACTGGATTAAAAGTTTTCATTAAATTACGAATTTTTCTAGCACAAAACCCATAGAAATCATGATCTTTAGTTAAACCACTTTTTAATCTATCTTTAAAATTACTTCTATTAGTTGTCCAACAATATACAATTTTATTAGCTATAGGATGTAGTTCAATAATGACTATACTGAAATTGTCTTGTTCACTTGCTGGGTCGATACCATAAACATATTGTTTACTTGGATCTCCAGAAATAACAGCATCAAAAATTAATGGTTTGTCATCTATAACTAAATTAGCATTAGAAGCTACGCAGCTTTCTATTAGGCTACGACGAAAAAATCCTTCGCTATCTTTTACGAAGCAAGCTGCATACTCCATATTATATATACCGGTATGAATAGTAGCTTTAGCTCTACTAACTTGTTTGTCATCCATAAAGCCCTTTGGAATTAATTCATAGGGCATGCGTATAATACTATAGTCGCGCCAATTAAAATTATCTGGAACATCACCTTTAAAAATTTCATTTAGTTTTTGAGGATCTCCCCTGCTTTCAATAATAGATTTATATCTTTTCCAATAACTAGCAAAGTGCTTAAAATCATAATCAGCCGTTCCACTAATAATAGCTTGATTACCCATTTTAGTATTTAAAATTTCCAAGTCTTCGTTCCATAATCCCGCCTCAATCATAGCCTGTTTCTTGGCTTCCTCTTTTACATTTTGTATTGGGCTAGCAGAAACAGCTGCGAATCCAGAAACTACTGTTTCGTAAATATCTGGACTAATACTAGCAAACTCGTCAGCAATAATAACGTGCGCTCTTAAACCTCTAATTTTACTTCCATCGCCCATAGGAATAGCAACTGTCCAACTATCTCCGAGTCTTAGTGTACATCTATCAACATCTCGTCTTGGACCATCATCATTGCCAGTAAAGATGCTTCTTAAAATAGGACTATTTCTCCAAATAGTTTCCATGTATTCAAATAGAATTTTACTCTGTCTAAATGCTGCTCCAACCACCACAATCTTTGTTCCTGGCTTAAACATCATACGCAATATACAATATAGTGCCATAATAAAACTTTTACCAAAACCACGACTAGCGATAAACATAGGAAAAGATCGGACCCAAAATTCTTGTAATATAGCTACCTGAATAGGATGAAGTTCTATGTTAAACAATAATTTACATGTTATACCAAAATATTTAGGATCTTTTAATAACCTCATTAGATGTAAATCTGGATTTTCTATATCCTTTTCTGACCTATGGATCATAGGATTTTCTATAACATTAAGTATAGATAAATCACCAAGACCTAACCATGCATCATCAAAAGAGGTTTTAGTCGTCATGCTTGTTTCGCTAGTTTTTTATTTTTTAATTTTCTTGATACTTTAATTGCTCTATTAACAACTAATCTAGCTACAGACTCGACAAAAGGCAGCTTGCGCTTTGTGCTTTCTTCCTTGAGCCATCCTAAAATAGTTTCAATATTTTCTTCGCACCAATCTGGCCCCTTTTCATTCATTTCTATGGCGTGCCGTTTACATGCACATGTTGGAGAACTCTTAATACCTATATAAGATAGCATTTCAGATAATATGCTTCCTGGACCATCGGGATCGGATTCTATAGTTTTCGGAAATAATGATTGTAAAGTATTCTGAATGTTATCTGATAAAGCAATTTCAAGTAATTCTTCTAAATCTTTTAAAGATAATGAATACAAATAATTAATATCATTATTTGATGTTAATGTTAATAATCCGGGAACCTGAGATATCTGAGCATAAATAACTTTAGATTTGGGCCTAAATATATACGATACGTCTAATTCGTTTAAAACTATAGGCTGTGGTAAAACAACATTTCCATTTTTATCCTTAAAGGGATATGGTTGTAATGTTACTGGACTATTCAGTTTCATCTAATTTTCTCCTATTATTTTTTTCCATATAAAAAATCTTTTTTAAGATATACTCTGCCATTTTTTCTGCGTTGTCGCTATCTCCACAAAAATATACAATAATATTATGTTTAAGTTGTAGTTCTAAAATATTTTTTAGTAAAAATGCAGGACTAATTTTAATTTTGTCCCACATCCTTTTAGGAACAGTACTTCCAATCGGATATATAAGCAAATCTTCTAAGTCAAATTCTAATAATAAAAATGAATATTTAAGTTGACTCATTCTCATCACAACATCTTTGAATCGACTCTCAACAATGTTATTAGCAAATTCACTCGCACTCTTTTTTCGTTCTATGCATAATAAATGTTCTAACCCCTCTATGCTATAATCTCCAGTATCTAGCTTGCGATTAGCAACCGCGTGCTCTTTAAAGGTCCAGGGTTGTTGTTCTCTTGTATCTATAATTACTGTAAATTCATCATTTATCATTGCGATTAGCCAGTATTCTTAAAAAGGAAATCTCATAAATATCTTCCATTCCTTGTATCATTTTATGATGTTTATAGCATAGTGTTATTCCGTTCTCCACAACAAATCTTAATCCGGGATAATCTGCCCAAGTTTTAATATGATGTGCATTTAATCTTTTTTTACTAGAACAATTTGGCCATTGACAAGTATGATTGTCTCTGGCATAAACCTTTTTTCTCCATTCTTTGTACTGAGGATCATTAAAGTTTCTTGTCATTGTATTTTTCTATGTCACTATATACCATATCTTGTACTAATTCCTTGAATCCTATAGATACGCTCCAATTTAATTCTTTTTTGGCCAAAGAACTATCGCCCCTTAAATAATCGACCTCGGCCGGTCTATAGAATTGAGGATCAATATAAACATAATCTGTATAGTTTAAGCCTACGGTCTCGAAAGCAATCTTACAAAATTCCCTAACACTATGAGTTTCGCCCGTGCTAATAACATAATCATTTGCGGTAGCGCTTTGAAGCATTAAATGCATAGCATTAACATAATCTTTAGCGTGGCCCCAGTCTCTATATGCGTCCAAGTTGCCAAGGCCCAACTTAGTTTCTTTTGGTATCTTTTTATTAACTAATTGACCGATATATTTGGTAACTTTTCGCGTTAGAAAATTTTCGCCCCTTCGTGGACTCTCATGATTAAATAAGATGCCACTACATGCAAAGAGTTCGTATGCTGATCGATATATTTGTACCATTCTGTGACTAGCAGTTTTAGCAACACCATATGGACTTTGAGGTAATAATTCTGTTTGTTCGTTCTGGTATTTGCCAGTTTGATCTTGTGAATAATTACGGCCAAACATTTCGCTTGTGCTAGCTTGATAAAACTTAGTGGCCGGAGAATGTAATCTTACGGCTTCCAGAAGGTTTATTACTCCTATAGTATCTATTTCAAATGTTGCAGAAGGTTGTTTAAAACTGGTGCCAACATGACTTTGGGCGGCCAAATTATAAAGTTCATCGGGCTGGTATGTTTTTACTATGTTGTGACATCCTGTGGGATCTGTTATATCGAATTCTTCTAGGATGAAATTGGGATTTGAAATATGATTTATTCTTTCGTGAGTATTGGTGCTGGATCGTCTGTGTAGGCCAACAACCCTGTATCCCTTGCTTAATAAAAGTTCGGATAAATAGCTTCCATCTTGACCAGTAACTCCAGTAACTAATGCGGTTTTCATTATGTCTCCTGTTCAACATCTATAGTATCGGGTGTTAAAAATGGTTTGTCTACGCTTCGGTCCTGAAATGTATGATAAGTACTTAATTTGGTTTTGTATTTTTCTGTAGCAAGAGAAAGGATCTCCATTTCTCGACCTTCTTTTTCTCTCACAGCCTCGTCTTCTAACATTCTTATAAGGCCTACCCAGCTACTTTTCCCGTCCTCGATTCTTTTGATTCGTTGTTCTCTGGTCGCTTTTAAATCTTTGCTTATTTTTTGTTGTTCGTTAAGCAGTTTAGTATATTCGTTTGTATAGTTAGCAATACTATTTCGTGCAAAACTCAATTGGGTTTCGAGGTTGGCCAGTTTTGGTATATCTCTTTGGTCTTCGGGCTTTTCGTATTCTTTATCAACTTGTTTTTGAAGTTTTTCGGTTTCTGCAATGTGGCGCTTTCTTTCTTTCATGCTTCGATTAATAAGAATATCAATAGTGATAAATTGTTTGATTTGAAGTTCTTCGGCGGGTAATACGTCCTCGCGAAATTGTTTAATTAACCCTATCCATGTGTCTTCAAAATATGATAGTTCTCCCGTATCAACATCGAACTGTCTCTTAATTTCGGGCCAAAATGTTTTTGTGTATAATTTATGTTTAAGAAGTTCGTTATTTTGTGCGTCTTCGGAATTTCCTATAATAGCAAGATTATTTTCATCTACGTATCTTTTAATGGGCTCTACATTGCGATTAAGAGTATCTGCTATTTGTTGAATAGTACTAGACTCAAAATGATCTCTTATGAATTTTTCTTCGTCGAGACTTAATTGTCCTCGTTTTTTGGGAATTTTTGTGCCCATTGGGTACTCTCTATAAGTTCTTGTATGTGTTTTTGTAGTTTAATTATTTTATTTTTTGTGATCTTTTCTCCGTGCTTTAATCGAAGATAACTTTCTCTGTAATCCGCATGAATATTAGCATCCAAAAAGTTAATAATTTCATTATTTTGAATTAATAAGTCTAGATTGTTACTGTGTTCCATATCGTATTCTATATACGATGGTTGCATAATATTTTTTTTGCTTTCGTTTCTTTGGCTCCATGCTGAGTATGGTTCACAATCTTGTTTGTTACTATATTTAGAGCATTGATTGGTACTAATCTTTAAATCAGGATCGTATAAAGGACAATTTATGCAGGGTTTATCGGGCCTTTGGTAGTTATTTCGTTTGTAATTAAAAAGTCTGTTTCTAACATGGGTCCATAAGAAATTTTCTAGTGGGCGACTGTTATCATATTTTTCTAGTCCTTCTAGGGCAAATATAGCGGCCTGTTGTTTCATATCATCAATATCGTGATATCCAAAACGAAATTTATGAACTAGCCTTTTACTAATATTATCTAAAACTTCTAAAAATTCTTGTTCTGTAACTTTTTTATTAGTAGATATTTTATTCTTCTTTTTTATTTTCTTCTTGGTCATGTAGTAGTTCTGCTATGGTTTTGCCTTCGGGTAATTCCAAGTCTGATGCGGGATCGGAGAGGGCTCCTGATGCTTTAACCATTAATACGGATGGAATAAGATTAATTTCGTGGTTGGCCATTTTTTCTCCTTGCATTAAAGTTGCTAACCATTAGTATAATAATGTTGGTCGATTTAAAGTCAATATAACAAAGGAACAAGAATATGGCTAATTACAAAAAATGGACAGAAAGTGAGTTAAATTTTTTAAGAGAAAACCACAACATTATGAATGACCTGGAGCTAGGACTAAAGCTTAGTCAAATAACTGGTCAAAATATTAGTACCGCAATGGTTCGTCGTCAAAGACGAAAACTAAATATTAAGAAGAGTAGGGGGCGACCCAAGAAGTATACTGGGATACAGCAATCAACTATTGACTCTTTGGTAAATAACTAAATGATAGTTTCAATTTCAACTTAACATAAGTTATAAATAGGCATGAGATGTTAAAAGTCTTGTGCCTTTTTTATTTAGGAGGTAATTATGGGAAGGCCAAAAGGAAGTAAAGATA